GGGATTTAGAACGCAAAGTTCGAGCGTACTTGGTGAATTCACCACTTCGTCCTACAGATGAAGCATATACTCAGGCCCTCACTGAGACTCTGCGAGCGTTTACAATACCTCGTGTAAAACCATATCACATAAATGATTCTATTAAATATTTTCAACATCCCGATCGATCACCTGGTTTACCTTACACGAAATTAGGATATAAGACTAAATACGAAGTTAATCCTAATATTATAAAACAATATGTTCACAACCTTAAGTATAATATCTACACAAAATGCAATACGCCTTGTAATGCTGTAGGTAAAGCAATGGTAGCAACTACTGATAAATTTCGACTCATTTGGGTCTATCCAGCACATATGACATTTGCTGAAGGTATGTTTGCCCAACCTCTTATTCAAGCTTATAAAGCTAAACGAGGCAATTACGGCCTATGGATTAACTATTCAAAAGGCGATCTCCGGTATATTAAATCCAAGGGTCGACACTCTTGGCTTGGTTTAGATTGGAATTCTTATGATTCTAACGTTCCGGCTTGGCTCATACGCGATGCTTTTGATATTTTGTATAAGCAAATCGATTTCAGTAGTTACTATGAATGGGGTGCACCAACTACACCCGGTACATTGGAACACTTATGGTCACGTATTGTTAAATATTTTATAGATACTCCTATAAAAGTACATAGTGGTAAGGTACATGTGAAACACCAGGGCATACCATCAGGCTCTTACTTCACCAACTTGATAGGTTCGATCACCAACTATATCGCTATTACATATTTACTCAAAGGAAGTGGTCATTCTCAAGAGAATATGTGGGTCATGGGCGATGATTGTTTGGTAGAGGTGTTTGAGACCATAGACATTGAAGTACTGAATGATGTGGCTAAACGTGTCTTCGGTTTTGATCTCAACGTAGACAAAACAGAACAAGGAGATTTAGTATCATTCCTTGGATATAAGATGACCAAAGAAGGTTATCCACAAGCACGTTTTGAAAAGCTATTAGCACAATTGCTGCTTCCATCTA